GTACATAGCCATATTGATACCAGGACCATCAGCATACATACCTCCACGAGAACTCCTACGGGAAGGACTAAAATCATAACCGCGTTTAGCTAACACAAATTTAGGAAAAATCTGTTCATTAACAAATTTGATATAAGTATCCAACTCACTGTTAGCATAGTGAATCCATTCTGCTTTTCTAAGTCTTTCCATTATCTACGTTTCCCTGTTGCTGGATCTGCTACTTCTTTAAGTGTTAAGGGTTGTAAATTACCTTTATTGTAAGCTAAGCCTAGAACAAAGTCATTTTCTCCACTGTAGTTCTTCTTCTCTTGAACAATACCATTACCTACAGAATCAGAAGTGAGGTGTTTACCAATTTTAAACTTAGTTCGCGCTGGTCTGTATTTTGGTTTGTTCTTCAGTTGAGAAGGATGAGCACCGTAGAGTTTTAGCCACTCATTGTGAGCGGCTAATCTCTCTGCTTTAGTAGTCTTCCTCATGCAAGTTGCTTGAGTTTACCAGAGTTCCAAGCTGTAGAAGCTGGTACACGAATAAACCGTTTGTTAGTTGCATTTTTATTAGGGTTAGGAATAGTGACCATAACTTTCTTACCTGCACGGTGTGCTTTAAGTTGATTAAGAATACGGTCAGGCGATGCCAAGTAGTCTTGACGAAGCTCTTTTAGAATAGAACTATTAACAGTGCTATGAACACCTTTTGAAATCTGTTGTGAACGTGTACTTTTCTTTCCCATAGGTCTCTCCTTTTTGAATATATCTTAATATACAAAATAAAACAGCTATAAGCAAGTTAATAGTGTAGGTTACTTGTGTGAATGTGAAGAGATAGTAGCATTAGTTCGTAGTTCTATAAAACTACTTATAAAATCTTTACCTTCAAATAACTGTTCACAATTAGGACACTCAATTATATCTAATGGTACAACTTTTCCTTGTTGTATCCATACCTCACTTGGGGTATTACACACAGGACAATTAGCTTTCGCTCTGTAAACAAACATTTTCTAATTTTTTCTGATAAGCAGACATAGAGTGATCTCTTGCGCCGTCAAAAGGTTCACCTTTTTGCCAAGCACGCATTATACCTCTAAACTGATCTTTGATTCTTTGCCAAGTAGTCATCTTACGAATATTACCATGATAATTTATATAACATAACTCACCACAATGTTTATACATCATAAGAGCTAGAGGAACTTTTGTAACAATATCATTGTTATTTACAAAACGATAGTGTTTAATTCCGTCTTTTGCTAACTCTTTAACAAAATCTTTATTACCTACTCTTGGCGATCCAAAAGTATAAAGTTCATGTGCATCTATTCTAGCAGCACATAAAGTAGCAAGTGCAGCACCGAGCGAGTGCCCGGTGCATACAACTTTTATATGTTCTTCTAAATTAATATCCATAGATTCTAGTAGATATTCAATAGTTGGAAAAACTTTATCTAATGCTTCTACAAATCCATAATGGACTAAACCTTTTTCTTTACTAGGTTTACGCCATGCTTTAAGATCTGCTAATACATCTGTTAATTGATCAGGTTCAGTGCCTCGGAAACAAATAACTAATTGGTTATCTTGATAAGGAGGAATAATCATAACTTGAGTATCCTCTATATCAATCCAATGAAATTTATCATATCCCATCTGACTAAGTTTGATTTTAAGCTCTTCTTCAGGTAGATATACCAGAGAAGCGAACCGTGCCATTAAAGATGCATTTTCAAGCATTTACTTTTTCTTTTTCTTCATAATTGCTGCCTGCAGTGCAGGTGGCAATTTCTTTTGAGCGGCAGATAGTTTTCCGCCCATAGGCTTATCACCAGGCTTAGCTGGTTTATCTTTGCCTTTATTACCCATTTTCTTTTCTAGAAAAGCAGGCATCTTACCTTTTGCTTTGGCAGGTTTCCCTTTAGCCATTTTTTTCATTGGTTTTTTCATTAGTTTTTATTCCATATCTGCCAAAGAATAGCTAAAGCAGCTAAGCCGACTAATCCTTGATCACTAAAGTTTGCTAGCAGTCCTAGAATATTCCCAGTTACTGCGACGTTAGGCCAGAATGGTATGTTCATACCATTAAATAGTATTTCAAGTACGATTCCTAACCCAATTAGGCTAACTCCTGCATTTGCAAGACCTGCAGCCCATTCTTTAATTTTATTTAATACTTCCATATTACTCTCCTTTTAGTCAGAATGTCGTTTAATCATCTTTAAACTCAAGTATTCGAATTGTTCCATTTTTTCCGTCTTCTGCTGTCATAAAATGATAAAAAACGCCGATTAGCACCGACCCGTCAGCACGGGTGATTGCGCTGGATCTTCCAGTCCTTACGTACAATGAAGTACCTGCAGGTATAAGTGTATCATTGCGAGTACATGTAACTCCCGACTCTGCAAAATATAAATCATTACCAGTAACTGATATTTTATATACTAAATTGCCTTGGTGTTCAAAACCAAGCGGGCCTTGTGGCTCATCATCAACAGTAGTGTCGCTGTATGGAAATACCAAAGGAAATGCAGAAAAAAACGGAAAACCTTGTTCATATAATTTAGTCATTAGCTATCAAATTCAGTCAGGTTAATTATTGAGTTTTTACCAGCTTCAATATTTTTAAATGCAGGAGTTAATCCTGAAGCTTTTACTGCAAAATACTCTTGCTCTCCTGCAAAAATATGAGTACCATCATCTACGCTAGCTATACCAGTCATTACAAAGCTACAAGAATTTCCAGTTACTGCAACTCTAACTACCTTAGTAGTAGGAAGTATAGCCGTTACCGGTATAGAATTATTATTGCTAGCTGTAACAGTTACTGCATTTGCAGTAGCTAAGTTAAAGCAAGGAAAACCTCTTTCATATAGTTTAGTCATTAGTTTGTTCCTCCCAAATAGCCCATACACCCCATGCAATTGCTACAATTGCAGCAAACTTAGCAAGGGAACTTGCTAGTAATACTATGAGTCCTACACCTATTAAGGCTATACCACTCCAGGTATTGCGTTGTTCTATTTTATCTTTTATCCATGATTTAAGTAGCATTTTTCTTAGCCTTTGCCTTAGCAGTTTTACTAAGGTCTTTAAAATGTACTAATGGTACAGCAGTTTTACTCATTTTTGCTCCAGCCATTACTGTACCGTCTGCATGTTTATGCATTTTACCTTTATGTAGAGTACCATCTTTTTTATAATGTTTAACGCCCTTCATTTGCTTTTTCCTTTTTTCTTTTTTGTAAAAGTTTTTACATTTGTAGGTTTACCCGCTGTATTACCTGCTGCTCTTTTTCGCTTAACCGCACTACGAATCTCTGAAGCTGTCATTCTACTAGCTGTTGCACGAGGTACACATTTAGGATATTTACCTTTTTTAGCAGTCTTTCTGCCACAAGGCTGAAAACTACCATCTTTTTTTGGTGCACCAATGTTAACCCAGTCGCCTTTAGATCCTTTTCCAAACCACGCTGTTAGCCCACCTTTAGGTTTAGCCATTATCTATAACCGCCGCCACGCGATTTGTAGGTTCTCACTAACCAACCATTAGCGTAGGCAGAAGGATAGACAGCAAATTTACGCTTAGCTTCTGATTTAACACTTGAATACAGTTTTGGATTAGTAGGTTTTGCACCTTTTTTCTTAACTGGTTTTTTAGCCATTAGTAGCTCCTTACAACTTTTCCTCTAAAGGGAGTTTTATCTGCGCACCAATCTTCAGGATGCATACCTCTAGGTTTTTTACCTTGTGGTTTATTTACCATTCTACCCATAGGAGTATAGAATACACACCAATCTTGTTTTGGTTTCTTTTTAACGGAAGAACTTATAGTTTTCCATATTTTATCACCTTCTGATGATTTAGTTAATCTTCTAACTGCCATGTTTACTCCATAAAAAAATGAGGATACCTAAGTACCCTCATTATATATTTCTACAAATATATGTCCAATCTAATTTTAGTGGCTAAGTGATGAAAGCTCTGGAATATAGTCTTTTATATTTTTATTCCAAAGTTTATCTAAAGAATTAGTATAACTTACATATTTTTCTCTATAATTAGTATAGTCATCTCCTGTTTTAAGTACATTAATTATATCTTTATTATTAAAATTTACAGATTTATAATAGTCTAGTACTTTATTTCGTTCTTCTTCATTAAGAATCTCAACTTTTAAAAAAACAGGACCAACTAAATAATTTAAATTAATTTTAATACCTAAAGTATCTGCATATTTATATAAGATAGGCATATGGTAAATATTATATACTTGTAAAGTGACAGAAAAAAAGTTTATTAAATCTTTCATAGCTACTAAG